GCCACCGCCGCCTGCCACGTTCTGAGAACCGCCGCCGCCACCGCCGCCCGCGCCAACGAGGACGACTTGAGCGTAGGTCACACCTGCAGGAGCAGTCCAGGTACCACTGGCTGTAAAGGTGGCCTCTTGAATAAACAAACGACCCGAATTGTCATTCGGGAAGACAATAAAGTCTTTACTTGAGGAGATTGCCATTTATATACCTGTCCTTTTCCTATTATTAAGAAATCAATACGCCTGAAATCGTCACATCTACAGCAGCAGCTACGTCTGCAGTAACAGTGATTGTTTCAGCGGCGTTCAAAACTAAGCGAGCATCAAAATTTACAGTCCCATTTGCAGGAACTTGAAGTCCTGAGCAAAACGCAAAACCACCAGCTGTTACTGTTACGGTTCGGGTTGCTGCAGTCTTATTAGCAAGAATTACGTTTGTTACAATTGCAGTGTTTAGTGCAGGAACCGCATACGCAGAAGCATCCGTGGTTCCAGCAGTAAGTGCTCTAAAACGTGTTACTGTTGTTGGCATTAGTCGAGTACTCCTATATACGCTAGTACGGTTAAGTTAGCGGCCTCTGCAGCGATTGCAGCGACCTTATTATTTCCCGCAGTGTTAACCGCAGAAACCTGTGTTGTGCCTGCGGAGTTAACAGCAGTAACCTGTGTTGTACCAGCAGTATTGATTGCGGCTACGCGGTCTGCAGTAGCAGCAACAATGTCATTGACGCCCAGAAGGGTGCCCATTGTTTCAAGTGCCTTAGCAACATAGATGAGGTCTTGAGCAGTATACGTACTAGCGTTTAGGCTAGAGGTAATCTCTGATTTAACCGCATCAATCTGCGTGCTAAGCGATGTATAGTCTGGCATGGGTCTTTACCTACCTTCCGAGGTCATTAAAAGTATAGCGTCTTTAAAATTATGGACATCGTAAACAGGAGACATTATGCCTGCGCCTCAACCCATGAGATACGAGCTGCAATCGATGCGTTTGCAGTACCGATATTGGTAGCCGTAAGGACAATGATGTCTGGGCCGTTAGGGTAGCTAGGGCTAGAGACGTTTCCGTCACCGCTAATAATGGAGTTACCAAGGTCTCGGGTAGAGCTAAGGTCAAAGTTTGAGACGTTGAAGTTGGCAGCACCACCACCATTTTCTGAGTAGAAGGATGCAACAGAGTCACCGCCAGAGATACGTCCAGAGGCAGCCTGGGCGTTACCCGCTCCAGGACCTGAGTTATCAAAGTAGATAATCTGAGCCAAAGAACCAGAACCCACCTGGTCACGACCCCAGTCGTCTGGGATACCTGTAAATCCAGTACGTGGGACGAAAGTAGGGGAACCAGAAACAGTGCCTGTGTTAGCTACTGATAAGGTAACAATGTTAGCTGAAACAGTCGCTACCTGAGCGTTAGGTCCAATACCAGTACCTGATACAGTCATACCAGGAACAATACCGTTTGTACCAGCGGCGTCAGTAACCGTAATAACGTTTACACCACCACTACCAGTACAAGCACGAGAGGCCTGTAGGTTTGCTGGAGTGTATGTGTTATAAACAATCTGGTTAGGGTTAAGAACAGCGTCAATACGCATCTGTCCGTTAGTTGTAACTCCAATAGAGTTCATCTGTAGCTGCATGCGGTTAACAAGTTCTCGAACACCGAAGTTACGAGCAATACCGTTATCAACTGATGGGGCTAGACGAAGAGCAAGTAGAGGACGAGTAACACCCGCTGCGATTGATAGGTTCTTTGTCATACCACCAGTAAAGATAAAGTTCTCATCGTTATCAAAGCGGCCATCCATAATAACTGAGGAACCCCAGTGGCTGATGAGTGGGGCGCAGTTCTGAGTAATTGACTGGACTGAAACCTGAGCGTCTCCACCAACACCTGTGATAGATGAGTCTGGAGTAAAGACTACTGGAGTTGTAGTTCCACTAAACGTAAACGGCGTGTCTGGGTAGACGTTTGTAATAGATGCGCGACGTTCAGCAATGTTAATTGGATAACCACGCTTTACAGGGTCAAACGCACCAACAGAAGAGTAACGCATGATTTCACAGTTTTCGGCGTCACGTACGTATACGTATCCTGCAGCTGGTAAGTTCAAACCGTTCTCAACGTACATAACGGTATCGTTAGCACCAAGCTGCGTTCCAAGAACACCTGTTGGGCCAGCAACCATCTTTGTAAAGATTGATGGGTCGTTTGTAACTTCGTAACGAGCAGGTAGGTTACCTGAACGCTGGTAAGCACCGTTGTTGACGTTGTTCTGAGAAACGCGGTGGCACCAAACAATCTTTCCATTAACACCACGCATGCCGTAACGAATAGTTCCTGCACCGTACCATGTGTAGTCGATGTAGACCATTTGCATACGACCCATGTCCAGCTTATAACCAGACGGGCCTTCCCCATCAAAGTAGTCAATATTCCAGTTTTCTTGTGGTGTGCGGTCGTTCTGTGTAATAAGGTAGCGAGTACGGTTACCAGTTGCACCACGGTAAGCAGGTGCGACGTTCATAGAGGTTGCGCTGTTAATAGAGATAATTTTGTAGGAAGAACCCTTGATAACAATGCTCTGTCCTACAGTAAGCTGTTTACGGAACTGTGTGTTTAGACCAGTAACAAAGCTTGAGTTCTTTACTACGTTTACACGACCGATGCCCTCTTTTTCAGAGTGACGGCGGACAGTAAACATCTTCTGGCCGTCATACTCAAAGTAGAAGCCGTTCTGGTCGTCAAACATACCGCAACGTGTAACAGCACCAAACCACTTACGGGCGTGTACGAATACGTTAATACCAGCAGGGTTCCAGTCAATTGTTGGAAGTACCTGTGTAAGAGTAACTGGGTATTCAAAAGTATTAACGTCAATAATTCTGCTTACAGTAAAGTCATTTCCGTTAAATGGGTTGTAAGCATAACGAGTTATAACACCTTCGATGTCTACAGTAACGCCAGCCTGCATACCGTGGTCTTGTACAGTTTTAACTGTAACAATTGCAGGGCCTACAGAACCACCATTAATAGTTAAAGACTCAACATCGTATACAGGGGTTAACTGAGCACCTGTTGAGAACTGAATTCCCTTACCTGACTGGTAGCGGAAATAGCGACGAGTTTGACGAACAGTAGAAGAACCCATTGAGTTAGTCGCTGTTGAAAGGGAAACACCGCCATCAAATGGACGCTGGATTACGTATCCGTCGCCTTTTGTAAAGATAAGCGAACTCTGTGGAACAGAGATTGCAGACTGCTGACGTGATAGGGCAAACTCAAGAGTAGTTTGAGTAGCGACCTTAGTTACCTGCCAGTTACCATCAAAGCTGTTAGTTCCAGTAACAACGATAAGGTTTCCTGGGAAGACGCCGTGTGGCTGGTCAAACTGAACTCTTACAGTAGAGATTGGCGCTGCACCATCTACAGTTGCTCTCCAACGCAAGGCAGTATTAAGACCACCAATTGGGAAGTTACCGCCAGGGATGTGGGCACCGTCAAAGATGTCTCCACCATATACGCTAGTTAAAGTACCTGATGCAACGTCGCCACTAACAATGCCACGGGCTGTGTATTGGAAAGAAGTAGTTGTAGGGACGGCCTGAACTAGAGATGTACCCTCTGCAAGGAAGTTAAGAGTTTCTTGAACAGAAACAATCTGCCCTGGTGATAGACCGTGAGGAAGAGCGGTTGTTACTGTGATGGTTGAGCGTGGTCGTACACCATCTCCAATAAGAGAAACAACGTCAAATGAGTTACCGCCAGAGGCCTTAGCAAAGAATGATGGGTAACCGTTTGATGTAAATAGTGCTTCCCACTTAGAAGGCTGTACAGAGTATTCAAAGTCTGTATCCATCAAAGACTGAGGCTGTGAGGTACGAAGCTTTTGAGCGCCGTCGATAAAGGTCTCGTCAAAAGTTACCTTCTGGTGCTCGTCATCAACAACAATCTGAATAGTGTCGGTTGAGAGCATGCCTGTTGTATCAACAGAAGCATTTAACTGAATAACAGTTTTTGTTTCTGTATTACCCGTTGGATTAGCGATGCTGTAATCTGGGTAAATGTAACTTACTGTGATAGGTTGAGCTGCATCAGAGAAGTTAAAAAGAATCTTATTACGGACAGAGTTAACAATAAGGAATAGGTGAATACGCTTAATGTAGCGGTTAATAGTAACCGTCTTAGTGGTTGGGTTAAATACGTAATGCTCAGGCGCAATATTGCGTGCCATTCATTTACCTTCCTATATCAACGTAATCGGTGGTATCACGGTTTGTACCACGTTAGTAAATCTAGTTACTGCTCCGACTGGAAAATAGATTCCAGTTTGTAGCAGCGCGTCGTTAAGAAGCAGTTGTCCTACTCCACCATCTCCAGCAGGTCCCTGGATACCAGTTGGTCCACGTTCACCTGTTGGTCCAGCAGCACCATTGGAGCCATTAGCACCTGTTGGTCCCGCAATACCGTTAGAACCTGCAGGTCCAGTAGGACCTTGGATACCACTGGCATATACTAGCGCATTCCAGTTTTGTGTACCATTACCAACCTTGAACTTTCCAGTATCAAGTTCTAGACCTAGTTCACCTTCTGAAAGAAGAGGGTTAGTGGATGACCACTGTGACGCCGTACCACGACGTAATTGTAATTTAATTGCCATTAGTTACCGCTCACGTCTCCTCCGTTGATAGTTATAACTCCGCCATAATTAGTATCGGGGCCGCCACCATCTACGTTCAATAGTGTAGTGCCTGTAGGGCCTGTTGGACCTAGTAAACCTTGGTTTCCTGTAGGACCAGTTGGACCCGTGTTACCTATAGGTCCTTGAATACCTGTGGCTCCTGTTGGACCCGTGGCTCCTGTAGGACCAGTGTTACCAATAGCAGCCGCAACAACAACTAGCCAGTTTGCTGGGTCATCTACAGGTGTTATTCCTGCAGTAGATGCGTTGTTTCTACGAACGTAAGTACCTTTAAGTGTTGGTGTATCGTAGAAGACTGCTTGATTAGGTTGGTAACTAATTCCTGATTGCCAAGTTCCAACAATTGTAAATGGCTGAGGACCAGTTGCACCAGTGGCTCCAGTTGGACCAGTTACAGAAAGACCTTGGATACCAGTGGCACCTGTAGGACCTGCAACACCAGTTGCTCCAGTTGGTCCCTGTACTTGACCAGCATTAATCCACTGGTCGCCATCCCAAATAAATAGGTTTCCAGCTACTAAATATGGGTTACCAGTTACTGGTGATGGAACAGCTGCAGTAAGTTCTTGGAATGTAGTAAACGCGTTAAGGATGTTTAATCCACGGCCTTGTGGACCTGTTGGACCAGTGGAACCTGTAGGACCTAGTGGTCCCTGAACACCTGTAGGTCCGATAGGGCCTGGAGTAGTTGATACTGGACCAGTGTTACCTGTTGGACCAATAGGACCAACAACACCTTGAATACCTTGTGGGCCTTGTGTACCTTGAGCTCCAGTTGGTCCTACAAGACCTTGTGGACCTTGTGGGCCTTGTGCACCAGTTGCTCCTTGAATTGCTCCAGCGCTAACCCACTGTGAACCAGCCCATACAAATAAAACTCCATTAATTAAATAACCATCACCAGTTGCACCAACTGGTTGTGCAGTTTGCAAGTCTGCTAATGAGTTATAAGAACCAAGGATAAAAATTCCAGCGCCTTGAGGACCTGTTGGACCCGCTATACCGCTTGCACCAGTTGGACCGACAGCACCAGCCGTACCAGCCGTACCAGCAGCTCCCTGTATACCCTGTGGACCCTGTGCACCCGTCGCACCTTGTGGACCAGGGGCACCAATTTGACCAGTCGCTCCTGTTGCGCCAGTTAAACCTGTAGGACCTGTAGGACCAACGACACCTTGTGCACCTGTTGGTCCAGCAACTGTGCTAGCAGCGCCTGTCGCACCTGTAGGGCCAGTTGCACCAATAGGACCAGCAGCTGTTAAAGTAAATGAACCATTAAGGGCAGAATCTTCTTCTGATACAAAGTAAAGAGTTGCAGGACCAGTAAACGGAACATCCCAGAACACAGTTCCGCTTGCTACACCAGCAGCAAAGTTACTGCTAAATCCTGTTGTGTATTGAGCGCCTGCGCTGTACACGCCTGCTGAGGTCTGTACTCTAAATGTATAACCAGGAGTGTTGATATCAATACGGTAACGAAGACCGCGGATAACAGTAATAGTTGGATTATTTAACCCGTTAATAACGTACTGGCTAGCAGAACGAGTAACTGATAAATCAATACCGCCAGAGATACCCTGTGGACCTGTTGGTCCTGGAACTACAGAGGCAGCGCCTGTGGCACCAGTAGGTCCTGTAGGACCAGTTGCTCCTGTAAAACCAGGCTCACCAGCAATAGTAAATTGCCAAGAGCTATAGATTTCTCCACCAACACCTTGGAAGAAGTTAACGTCTAGGGTTATCTGAGCGCCGTTTACCGCTGTTACAACACCGTCAATAAAGACGTTGGTATTTGCTACAGCTCTAACAATAGAGTTAACAATAAATGGGTGGTCAGTAATACTTAATGTAAAAGTCTTTAAACCAGTGCTTAAAGTAATTGGAGTTACAGATGTGATTCCAGCAAAGCCTTGACCACGTGCGCCTGTTGGACCCGTTGCACCTGTTGCTCCAGTTGGACCTACGTTACCCTGAAGACCAGAGAAACCACGTTCACCTTGAACACCCGTTGGTCCCTGTGGTCCTGCAAAACCTGTTGGACCAGTTGGTCCAGTTGGTCCAGTATCACCTTGTGGACCTTGAACACCTTGGAAACCTTGTGTACCACGTGGGCCTGTTGCACCTGTTGGACCTGCGGTTCCTGAAGGACCTGTTGGACCTTCTAGGTTACCTACGTTCTTCCATGCTGAAGTAACGGTGTCCCAAATAATTAAGTTACCGTTTTCAAGTAACCAAGCTTCTCCAGCTACACCTGTTGGTCGTGCAGCTTGTAGTGCAGAAAGCGTTGGGTACTCTCCAAGAAGATTTAATCCTTGACCAGGAGTACCAGTAGGACCAGTAGCACCAGCTAAACCAGATACACCTTGAGCACCAGTAGCACCAGTAGGGCCTGCGTTTCCTTGGTTACCTTGAGGACCAGTTGCGCCTGTACGACCTGTTGGTCCTGTCGCTCCAGTTGCACCTGCAGGAATATTTAAAGTATCAAATACCCAAGCGTTACTACTACGACGATATAAACGTAATTGTGTTGCGTTTCCAGTAACGCGAACAAAAGCCCAGTTAGTTGGAACTGGACTTGGGTTGGCAGCTTGAAGGTCAGCTAATGTGTCATAAAGACCTAAGTAGCGAGAGTAATCTCCTTGAGGACCTGTAGGGCCAGTCGGACCAGTAGGACCAGTTGGACCATTTAGAGGACCTGTAGGGCCTGTAGGTGTGGGGTACCAGTTACCGTTATCTGGCGGAACTATAATAATGTCTGGCATATCACTCCACCGTTGTCACTTGCTGGGTCACGAATGTCTGTCCTCTTAGGAAGGTTCTTTGGAAGGTGTTATCCACAGATGATGTGGCTTGTAAGTCCCAAAAACCTCTGACTGGTAGATAGCGTGTGTCCTGTTGTGGTAGCGAGATTCTGATACGTCCAGTCTGAACGTCCACAATTGTAACATTGAAGGCTACCCACCGAGTAGGTGAATTTGGGTAAGTTCTAATTTCTGCAGAAAACTCTAAATTAGTAACAGGGGCTCCTAGGATAAAGTCCTGTGAATAACTATCTCCCTGATTCATAACTAAATCTTGCACCTGGATTGTGGATGGGAAGGTCTGTCGACCAATCATGTCGTTCTGTATATACACGCGCTCTGGCTTACGGCCGTCATCAAACTCTTGTGGCATGTAGATAGGTACAAGCTTATTAGTACGCTTAGAGGCGCGGCGCAGGTTACCAACCTGAATACGCCATAGGCCTATATTTAACTGGGCGCATAGAGAGCGATATTGCTCTTGACGTTGAGCAATCATGCCTGTCAACTGAGCATAACGTTCGCTTCGTGGGATTACTACGCCGTCTGGGGCGGTGATATTAATATCAAATGCTGCATCTGTAGCTAGAACCCAAAGGGCTTCAATGGTAGCTAGGATAGCGATTGGGTACTCTTCTACCGCAGGCAGGGTTGCCATAGTAACTCGGCTACCGTATGCGTCTGTTCTTTCATAGGTATGCTGCTCAATAGCTGTATTAATAAAACGAGTAATATCTGCATCAGAGAAGTAGCGGTATGCAGTTCCATTAACAGTCAGGACTTCGTTTACTGCAATTGGGTTTAAAAATCTAATAATCCCTGTATCAACCTCTAGCTTGTAGCCAGTAGGGGCAGGGACAAAGTTTCTAGAAACTCTTACTAAAAGAGTAAATGGGTCTACAGGCTTATTATTTAAGTAGTAGGCGGTAGTAGTTCCATCACTTGTTGCAGTGAATTGGAATTCTTTTGGCTGGTCACCCAACTCCAAGCGAGTCCTAGAAATCAGGTCTGACAACAGGGCCACTAACTACTCCTAACGATAGTAACGAAAAAGCGGGCAAACCTAAGTGTGCCCGCTGATTCGCCCATTAAATGCTAGATAACTCCAGCGAGGTAACCCTTTTCCTGTAGGTGTTGGGCTACGTGCTTGGACACTTTGTACTTCTGTCCAGCCTTAAAGCTATAGAAGTTTCCTACTCCTAGAGTCATGTTCTCGATGTCTTCTACGACACGGATTACAACTGAGTCTTCTTCTTTATTAGCGACTACAGTTACAGAATCCTCAATCACAGTTGCTCTATTTGGAATAGTAGCGTCTACAACTTCATCAAGTTTAATTTGGGCTTCAGCGGATGCCATAGACATTTCTGATGCACGTGCCTGAAGTGCTTCCTGGTTTTCAGAAATCATCTTCTCACGAGCGCGGCCAGTAACGTCTGATGGTTTTACTTGTCTTGCCATGTATATTCTCCTAATTAGTATCTGTTGAGTGGGCAGTTTTTAGACGTACCCAGGTCTGTGGATTAGTTGGTTTCTGCAATAACAACAGACTGGTCAGTAATAAGACCAAGACCGAAGATTGAGTACCAAGCAAGTGCGTGCTCACGACCGAAGTCAAGAATACCACCGTCACGAAGTTCAACTGGTAGAGAGATTGCGTGTCCGAATGCGTTATCTCCAATGAAGATAGCGTCATAGCGGTCTGAACCACCATTACCTGTGAACTGTGCTGGAGTGATGTAACCTCCACCAGGTGTAACAGTTGGGTTAGCAACTGCTGAGTCAGCGGTGTAAGAAGTTCCTGCACCACCAGCTACCTTACGTACCTGTGTTGTTTCGATGAATACGCAGTCGTACAAACGACCAACTTCACCGAGCATGAAGTTACCAGGAGCAGCGTACTTAGTTACTTCGATAAACTCTGGGTTATCACGAAGCTGACGGCTCTGGTGTGGGTGGATAAACGCAACATAGGTCTCACCAAGGCGAGGAATGTTCTTTGTTGCTAGGGTCTCAACAACATCCTTAACAGTATGTGGTGTTAGGAGGAAGTTACCTGTCATGCTTGCACGGTTTGTACCCTTTGTGCCATATGCATACCAGTTGTTTACTGCTGAGAGGTTAGAGCGGTCTTCACCGTAGATGGTTGAAGTCGCTGCGTAAAGTGTGTCGCGTGATAGCTGGTCTAGGTAGATAGCCATGTTACGACCAAGAAGACGTGAAGCAGATGCCATTACGTCATCGAATGATGCGTTAAGAAGAAGCTCAGATACAGCAAGAGCATAACCATGCTCTGTTACTGTGATTGAGAACTGCTGTGCTGTAAGCGCATTTGTCTGCATACGAACACCTTCGACAAGTGCGTTAGCAAAGCCGAGGTTGTTGTAACGCATGAAGTTAATCTGTAGACCAGGTGCAACACCAAGTTCAGTCTTCTTGACTGCGAACTGCTCGAAGCGAAGGATAGGCATAGCCTGGAAAAGGATTTCCTTTGACCAGATTGTCTGAATCGCTTGAGTCAACTGTGTGTTTGTACCTGAGTACGCTGTTGGGGCTGCGGCTAAATTGCCAGTACCCGTAATACCAGATGCCATTTTAGTTGTTTACTCCTTGTAGGTTGGATTTGGGATTGTGGGATTTACCCGAACAAGCCGCGAGACTTACCGCGAGCAGTAGCGCTCATGATACGTTCTCTGTATTTTGCATAATCATTCATCGACATTGACTGAATATCTTCAGCCGTTAACGCACGTTGCTCCGAATTGTCGTCCATTGGTCCGAGCGGGGGCGTGGTTACCCTTGTCCCCGTCATTTCTTTGCGGGCATTTTGCATTGCAAACTGCGCCGATTCAAGAATCTTGTTTGAACGTTCTTTCAAACCCTCAATACTTGCTTCTACTTCTTCGCGGGTATTGCCGCTAATTAGGTCTACAAGTTCTGGGATAATGTTTTCGCGTTCTGCTTCTACACGTTGTGAACGGTAGTTCTGCAGGTCAGCAAAAGTTCTTTCGCGTTCCAGAAGAGCGAAGGCACGTTCACGTTCTTGACGCTCACGCTCCAACTGCTCCTGCCACTCTGCTTCCTTAGTCTTAAGTAAAGAGCGAACATCCATGTCATTCTCAAGAGCTTCCTGCTGTTGCTTAGCCTTAGCTTCTGCTTCTGCAGCACGTGCAGCAAGTTCTGCTTCACGCTCTTTTTTAATGCCATCTAGTTCTTCCTTCAGCTTATCAATCTGAGGGTAGAGTTTTTCTTTCTCCTGGCTACGAACTTTAACCAGGTCTTCTTCCGTATAAAATTTGGAAGTCGCCTTAGTAGTAGGTGCGTCAGCGACAACAGAGTTGCCTGACGACTCAGCTACGACTGGAACGGTTCCTGCTTCAGCTGCAAAAGCCTCTGCATTTAGTCCTGCTGTTTCCATACAAGATTCCTTTTTCTCCTAGGGGTCGTTTTCCGAATGCCATTACTGGCGTAACACATATGACCAAACGTTGTATCTATTGTCTTTGTTAATACAAAAAATGTCAGGGTAAACCTTTATTTTTCGTACTCTTCTGGTACGCGCCTCTGTGGGAGGACCGTGCCATAAGCTTCTGTTACCAGTTTATTACGTAGGTCTGCTTCGCCCATATCGGCGGCCATCAGAGCCTCGTCTATCGTTCCTGGTAGTAGTGCTGGAGCACCTGCCATTGCACCCTCTGTTAGAGGTGCGCCTGGCTTGCCTCCAGTTTCTGGGTTAGGCATAGTGCCTGTAAGTTCAGCAATTTCTTGTTCAATCTGGGTCTGGAGAAGCTTAAGGGCTCCATCAGCCACAGCGTCATCCATAAGTTCCTGACGAATTTCATTAA